TTATCAGGTACGAGTTGATCAAGCCAAAAGAGTGTTGTAGTTTCTTCCTGTTTCTGTTCGTTTTCAACCAAATCCTCATGCTGTTCTTTAATACAAACATGAGCAAATAGGTCAAATTCTTCAGTTTTCAGGGATTCTACAGTGTCTTGGCATTGATCACACGTGGGTTTTTCGGAGTGATTACAAGAAAAATATTGATAACAATAAGAAATCCATCTAGCAGGTGCTAGAGAGTATTCCTTATCATTAACCATCATTTTCTTGGCTTCTTCGGCATCATAAAACGTATCAGTTTCTTCTATCTGGGCATTAAAACGGGCTGTAAAGGTAGCTTTGTTTGTGTCTTCCTGAGTAGGTGTAACACCTAATTGGCGTAAAATACAAGAGTTTAGTGAACTAGTCTCTTGTTTTACACCGGTCTCAGTATTGTAGAAATGTTTCATGAAAGAATCAAAATCCATATTAGGAGTAATGATTGCTTTCGTCTTCATATCATACAAATCAAACACGTAAACATCCTTTATAAAGGTCAAACCTGTTTCTTTCTGCTTCGCAGCAAGTTTTTCCTTATCTAAGCATACGTACTTCTTCTTTCCATCTACTTGTTTTGAAAACAACGGGTTTATCTTAACTTCGGCACAAATATCCCAACGTCTATAAAAGGCGGAGGGTTCATGTATCGAGTTAATGGTAGGTTGTCTCAAATTTGAAGTAGCAAGAACAAATTTTGAAGTAAAGAAATGATTCTTCTTATCACGCACATCTGACATGTGCAATTGAAAAGGAGTTTCATTCTTTATTCTAATAAGTTCCATTATTTCAGGGTTGGGTGCGTTCTTAGAGTCAGCACTTTGCATCATATCGTCATACTGTACAATGGGTTGGTCTGGTAAAATACCATCCCAAAACTCATTTTCGGCACAACGGGTATGTGTAATAGTGTCTAAGGTCCAGGTCGGGTCGTCTTTGTAGTACTTCTCGTATATGGAGGCTATCAAGTAAGAAAGAAAAGTGGATTTACCACAATTCGATTCACCTGATATCCAACAAGTCAAAGGAGCTGGTCGCATGGCCATGTTATGAATTGCACTGTTCTTAGCGGCTTTAAACACATCTGACAAAGCAGAAAGTTGTGTTGTTATTTGTTGCGCTAAAGAGTTCTGTCGGGCACGAAGAGCGTCCATCTTGAGGTTGATTAAATCATCCTCAAGAGTTACTATCTTCTGACACAGTGTTCTATCATTCTCCAAATGTTTAGCATTGAAATGGGTAGATCTCAAAGCTTCACATTTAGACAAGACACTAGCTAATGTTGGGTACTGTTTCTTAAGATTAACTTCAGCAAGGGAGGTCCCTTGTGATTGATAATACATATCTGAAACAGTGTCCTTCAACCATTCGAATAGTTCTCCAATCTTCGTGAAGCCTACGGCTGCACGTCCAAAATCACCAATATGTTTTACTAGTTTTGTATAATTTTGATCCTTAGAGGTTAATACAGAAACTAGTGATAATATTACTGATCCTACGATGTGAACAAGGGAATTTCCGGCAAAATAGGCAAAGTCTATTTGCGCGGAAAATCCAATAGTTTCCATCACTCGAGGAGCAAGAGAGGCAAGAGACTCATAAATGAGTCTCGCCCATCTTGCAACATCTACTTTTAGTAGACGAGCAATGGTCATCATCTGTAGGGAAACAGCGGTCTTATCAAAACTATGTAGTGATTTAAAGAGTGTCACACAAGCGAGAGCTAATAAGTACGGGTCAAAGTCGGCTGGTAAAGAAAATTTATTGATAAAGCTATCAATATAATTCTTTATAGTCGTCATAAGATCCGTAGCAGAATTAGCTGCACTTGCTGTTGCATCAAGGGCACCATTAATTTTGCCTGGCAAATTGTAGATAGATTCTCCAATTTGTGCTTCAAAGTGTCTAGAAAATTCACGTTTCTTCTTTTTCAAGAGTGTTCGTTGTTTTTCTAGGGCCCGATAGATAGCTGCTGTTTTGGCGCGTTCTTCTTCAAGAGCGCGTCTATCAGCAGCTATCTTG